ATTGAAAGCATTATCCAGTCGATTTGAAACTCTTGTAAAATATCCTTTACTTGTGTAATGTCTTGACCCATGAAGGTCATTGCTATGACTAACAAGTATGTACTAATGTATGTTGCGCCAAACATCAGTGCAATGTAACGCTGTGCTATCTTGAATGGTGCGTAGCTCTGCATGAGAGATATCTTTGCTTCATTCTTAGCTTCTATCATCTCTACGTCTGAGGTGTGCAAGTCGTCTATCAACCCCAAGCCTTTCTCTATGACTTCACCAGAGCCAAAGATTGTATTTAGTATACCCATATTCAATCCTTACCATTTTGATTTATTGGCCCAATAAGCTGCGCTCATTTTACCTTTAGCTATGTTCGCGCCATGCCTTGCTTTAAATGACTTACGTTTTGCTTTCATTGCTTCTGACTCACCTGCCTTAGGTGCGCCTGCAGTCTTAGCACCTTGCTCACCAAAGCGAATAGTCTTTGTTTTATCACCTACTTTTGCTACGACCACATGAGACTTCTTAGGGTGGCTAGGAGTTCGCTTAGGCTTGTTGTAGCCTGCAAGACCTAGCTTAGTAAGTTTAGCATCTTTAGCCATTACAGTTCTCCTATTTCTTCTTAACTGGTTTAGCTTTAGGTTTAGCTACAACCTTCTTCTTAGGGCGTCCTACTTTACTTCCGTATGTTCCTGTACCATATGGCATAATGCCTCCTATTTCTTCTTAACTAACGAACTTTTGTGAAACAAAGGCTTACTAGAAGCAGTGTGTTTAGCTCCTGTCATAGCCTTACCTGCTGTTTTGTGCATTGGGCCTGTATATTCTTTGCCATTCTTTAAGTAATGTTTTATACCCTTCATCCTTAAACCTCAGTCTTCTTTAATTATGTGTAAATTTAAGTTAAAAAAATAGGAGCCTCTAGTAAGTTATGTTTATACTAGAGGCTCCTTTAGTTAGCTGAGGTTAGCCGTTAACTGCCATTACGAAGCCAGTCTCTGGACGCAATACCTGAGTACCATACAAGCGGTCTGCAGTGTACAAGGTTCCTAAGAACTCTTGCTTGTACTGAGTCTGTGAGCGGATACCCTGTTGCTCTGCAAGAACCATAGTGTCCTTGTGACCAAGCAATGCACCACGAATGATACCACCAGCAGTAGCAGCGTTCTCAGCAGCAGTCTCAAGGATAGGACAGTTACTAGACACATAGATGTCTACACCATACAACTCACCGATCTTACCATTTACAACACCTTGACCATTAACGAAGTCAGAAGACACATAACGATCAACACCCATGATAGCATTACGCATTGCAGGTGGGATGACCAAGAAGCGTCCGTCCATTGGGGTGTCAGCATCGTCCATCTTCTGAACCATGTCACGTAGGAAGCTATCAGCAAATACGTCAGCAGGCACAACAGTGTCAGCAGTATAAGCAGTAGTACCTGTAGCAGCATCATTAAAGAAAGCTGCTGAGGTGTGCCAAGATGAACCATTTCCGTCACCGAAAGACTTACCTAGGGTGAACATGTCGTCATCAACCTGCTTACCTAAAGCATAGCCAGCATCACCAGTATAGAACTGACGTAGAGAAGCAAGAGCTTGTACGTTAGTAATATCTTCGATCATACGTGAGTATTCAAAGTGCTTGTTAATAGTAACTGTAACTTCTGACTCAGTAGCATTCTGAATTGTTACAGCAGTGTTCTCTGCCTTAGCAGTTGCAACGCCACGGGTAGGTGCAGGGATATGAATTGTATCACCCTTCTTACCTGACATTGAAATCTTCTTAGTTAGTGGTGCTAATACTAAATTCTTCTCGTAGGCTGCGATAACTTCGTCAGACCAAATCTCTGGGATGAAAGTTGCTGCGTCTGTGTTACCAACCATGCCGCCTGTTGCGGGATATACTGAAGTAGCCATTTTTAATGTCTCTCTATTTTAAAAGTTAAGGTTTGTTTATTTAACCCGTTTCTCACGATATGCTTGTGCAATATCATCAGATAACGCTAAGTAGCGATCAGGGTCTGTTTTCATAAGTTTAATAATATCAGCTCGTCTGTAGATTTTTTTGGAAGTGCTAGAATCAGGGTTACCACGGGTAGAACCCATAGACCCTTCTTTGACAGCTTTCTGCCTTCCTTCTTTCTCAGCCTGAAGTGTTTGATTGATAGCACCACTACGATCTTTCCAAAGGGAGAAGATTTCGTCTGCGGCTTCTACATCAAAGTGTTGGTCTGCTTGGACAAACATACGTGTCCGTATTTTAGAGGCTTTTATCCATTCTGCGAACTTAGGGTCATTTACGATCTGCGGTATCTCAGGATGGTTGTCTTTTAGAAGTGCCATTGAGGTTTGCTGTTTATAAGCTCTCGTGGATTCTTCTGCTGCTCTAACGGAAGGGTGATTGTCTATAGCTCGGCTCATTGCCTTCTCAGGGTCTGAGTAGAAATCTATGTCTTCGGGGGTATCAGCAGGGGCTTGTGATGCCTCATTTGACGTGAGTTGTGTGTTGATATAGCTATCGACTACATTGCGTAAGTCACCTACTTCAGAAGATTGACGACCTAATAGCTTCTCAGCCTCTTGGTGCATCCGTACTACATCTTCTAACGACTTACCGCTGTACTTATCAGGGAATGCTTCAGGTTCAGGTGCTGCCTCAGGTGTTGCCTCTTGCGAAGGTTCCTGATTTGCTTCTGTATCTGTAGCCATATCATCTAAGCTATCAAAACGCTCATTACTTAAGTCCTCATCGAGGATTACTGCTGCCATATTAAACTCCGTACCTTAGTATTGTGGAGATATTAGAAATGAAAGCTCCTAACTATCAGGGTTGGCCTTCTCTGCTTTTGCTCTGCCTTGTTCATGAGCCTTTATCCACTTCATAGTGGCACCAGCGAAGTCGCCAGAGAAAGGTTCAAGTACGGGGCGTGGGGAACAAACTTGTCTGGTTGCTTCGGCTGAACAGTCCTTACACAGTTGTGTGTCAGGTGAGCCTTTAACCATATGTTCGTTGATATGTCCTAAGACACATTTGTAGTCATAAAATCTAAACATCGTCTAGTGACCTTTGGGATTCTTCTTGACCGAAACGTGTAGTCTCTTCAAGATTGAGGATAGCGCCAATGATGTTCAATTGACCCTTACGGAAGTAAAGATCATTGTTATCCTTGGCACCTTCGATAGAATCAATATTAGCACTATTAGCTGTTAAGTCAGTTATGAATGTTTGCCAACCTTCTGTACGAAAGAGATCATTCATCTGTCTAAAGTATAGCTCTAGTTCTTGTTCTGTCATATCTTACCTATAGTATAGCATGTTATTGAATAAAAGTCAAGTTATTTCTTTACTTTCTCCTCTTTATGTGGTATGGCCTCTAAAGCAGCAAGTTTACTTTCTAAACTATTCACTCTATTGACTAAATACTCATAACTGGAATTGACCTGCTTAACTACATTCTCTAAGTCTCGCTGTGATACCATTACTTGCTGCCTCTTGTTTACTTGCTTAAACTAAACCAATTATCGTGTAGTGTTGACTCGGTGCCTATTGTTAACTTAACCTCAGTATCGTCAGGGAATAGAGCATAAGCTGCCCCTTCCCTACTATAGATACGTGCAGTACCCTCTAAGGGCACGTCAGGTATGAAACTAATTGTAGGCACCTCATAGGTTGTCTGACATTCATGTGACACTTATACGCTCCTTAGAACCATCGTCCCACATACGCCAAACTGACTTATCAGGCAAAGCATATATGATACAGGTATTCTTTTTAGGTGTTGGAGGTGCTTTAGGTAACACTTTAATGTCATAACCACTCATATATCTTATGCCCATAACTATACTCCCAGTCCTGTCATGAATATAGATACATTCTCACGCTCTAGTAATGAACTATCTATAGTTATTGAATTGACATCTACAGAAGTGAAGCCATATACGATAAATGTATTATCCACCATGAAGTTTATCATGAAAGCATTACGGTTTATTAGGTTCATGTTGTGTGTGAGCGTAGAAGTTCCCACAGGGACTGTTATGTTTGTGTAGAAAGATTTAAGGTCAGTGCCGACACCTGCAGGGCCGCGACCACCACCACCAACATTACTCATGTAGCGATCACCACCTGAGCCGCCTTTGATTTCACCAGCATCTATCTCGCTACCATTAGATAACTTAATAACTAAATGATTGTCAAAGTCAATAGAAGCCTCAGTAATTGAGACTCCATCAGAACCATCAGAACCATCGGAACCATCAGCACCGTGGACACCTTGCTTACCATCGTGGCCTACACCATCGTGGCCTCGGTCACCTTGGTCACCCTTGATTGAGATACCATCAGCACCATCGTTACCATCTACGCCATGCTTGAGTTGCAAGGCTTTAATTTGCTTCTCAAGATTGTTATAGACAGCTAAGAGTTTAGCGTCATTACTTATCATTCAAACCCCTCAGGTGGCCCCTCGGCTACATTAGGCGCTAGGCGCTCCATTAAGGCGTTCTCAGCCACGTTTGGCGCTGGGGGTTGCGTAGCTACACGTTCTTTTAACTGTACCTCACGCTCCTTTAAAATGCCCTCAGAGACACGCATCCTACGTTCAAACTCTTTGTCGTCCTTATCACCAGCCTGTAGGTTAGTTGTGACAGCCTTCATATGAGCTATCTCAGTCTCCTTAGGTACTGCTAGAGCTTCCTCATGTAGCTTGTGTGCCCTCATTTCAGACTCTTTAGCTTGCATATTGAGTGCAGCAGTTTGTGATGCCTTAAGTGCAAGTTCTGCCTGTTGAGCTTCCTGTTGAGCTTTCTGAGCTTCAGGGTTAGGCTGTGCAGCTTCTTCAATAAGTCCAATCAACTCTTCTCTATTGGAGACATTCATGTTATCTACGATAGACTTAAGCATAACTGGATAGTAAGGTGTATCCTTGCCCATAGTCTGTAGTAATTGTACAAGTTGAGAAACTTCGTACTCTCTAGCAACAATTCCTAACGTAGATGTAGCATTAAACTTATAGTCCGACACAGGATATAGTTCAGGCTCATACTGCATATAACGCCAAGCTGCTTTAGATACGAAAGGTATCAAGAAAGACTCTTGGAAGTTAATTAGAGTACGCTTATGACGTTTAATGATAGCGCCAAGTGACATAGAGATGCCAGCGGCTGTAGCTTCACCATTGATCTGACCACCAACTCCAGAGGAGTCAACAGCGCCAGTGGATTGCTGTACCATTGTCTGTAGTGCCTGTGCTTGTGCAAAGGTTATCTGTGATACATTACCAAAGTTGAATGGATTGATGATCTCACGAGGGTCGCCGTTGGTAAGCAGTAGTTTACCTGCCCGAATCTCTGGCTTAGTGCCCCTAGGGATGCGTGTGGCGTCCATAGCAAGCATAGGGTGTACTGTGAGTGCTAGAGCGTCTATACGTGCCCTTAGCTCGGCATCTAGAGCCTTCTGGCTGTTATAACCTTTCTCACATACCCCACGACCCCAAAAGCGACTAGGTACTACATCCCAAGGGAATGCAACAATTGGTCGGTCTTGCATCATGAATGGACTAGGTTCAGCTTTAAGGATAGTACCTTTGTTAGCAATGATGACACATGCTTCAATGTAATAGCTTTCTTTGTCGTCCTCAGTAATTAAACTAGAGTCTTCCATCTCTTCTTCGAGAAGGTGACGAGGTACAAGGCCATAGTATTTAGTTAAGCGTGTCTTGTCATCTTGGTAGATAGTTAAGTCTTGGTCAGCTTCAATGTTGAAGTCATCATTAGCTGTACCTATGTAACCATCACGATAGACACCAGACTCCTGTAGTTGTTCTACGATATGTGTGCCAACAAACTCGTCAATGGCACAACCTAAGGCTTCATCTACGTTAGTGGCTGTAGGGTCAATACGGAAGTTCTGTGGTAAGATAGGACGTAAGCGTACAATAGTACGTTTGCTTATGTTAACACCTACAGCTTCCATAGCTCCACCCATAACTGACTCAGTTGCAGGCTTCATTTCATTTATTTCTTCTAAGACTACCTCACCAACACCACTGCCAAATACAGCAGAGTTAAGGAGACATTC